GAAGATTCCCATAGATGTGAGAACCATCAGTACTATTAGTGCAGTTGTGAAATATAGTTTCATCAACTTTGGAATCTCTGTCCATGAGCGGTAGAGCCATGAAGCTACAACTAACTTAGATACTTCTAATAGGGAACCCATAATAAGGATCGGCACAGCAGCGGCTGCAAAAATTGCAAGCAAGCCCATGACAGAATAATAGGCAGCACATGCAGATAAGGCTAGTGCTGTTACAAATAGTAGTACGGTCATTGTATTAACAATTCCACTTTCGTAAAGCAAGAGCCTTACGTGTCGGCTCGCCATTTGGTTTTTTCATTGGTCCGTCAACGCCAGACATTCTGGCGCAAAAAGATTTTCTGCGGTTAGCAGATTTACTGCCAGCTTTTAATTCTGATGGTGGTGTTGTAACAGGCGCTTTTAAATTACTACCCTCAGATCTATTATATGCATCACGACCTTTTTGAGTTAGACCACCAGTAGAACTTTTATATCCTTTGGCATCTATGGCAGTTTCTTCTAATTCAGTATCTTCTTTAACACAAGAGCCTTTAGAACACGGCATAGTACCAGGTTTACGTTTGTAACCCTTCCAGCAATCACAAGATTCTTTTAAGTATTCTAAAAATGATATCATTACAGTTTCCCTTTAATGTGCGATCCATGAATCCGACATGAAATTTGACCATTGTAATATTCGTCGGTTTCTATTACCCTTCGTGTGAATTGTTCTCGGGCTTCTATGTATGAACATACTGCTTTAGAGTTGCAGTAAAATAAGATTTCTCGAGTGAAGTTATCCTTACCCAAAGACTCAACATCTTTAGATAGTTCTACGCTAGATCCATAATAGTCTCTCCAGTCGGAGTCTATCTTAGATCTAACCTTTTTCTTCTTTTTCGTGCCATTCTTCAGAGTTACAGTTTTAAGTGTAGTCTTGGAGAACTGTGCTAATTTTTTGCCGATGTACTTACGCTCATTGGTTTTGTTCGTAATTAAATAAACAAAACCAATGGCTTCTTTTGGTAAGTCTTCGACGAGATTGTTTTGATATGTCCACATAGTGGACTATTTAGCAATCTTAAATCTCAGTCATCTACATCAATGTCTTCTTCTTCGTAGATATCAGCGGAACAAATAGGACAATATACAATGTCCTCTACTTTATGATCATCACCTTTTAAAGTGATTTTACCAAGTGTACCACATTCGTTACACTCAAAATGTTTTGTTGCCATTAAGATTCCTTACCCCATACGTCAGCCCATGAGCCAGACAATGCACCTTTGGCATAATCTGTAACTCGATTTTCAAAAAAGTTTCCGTGAACAGGAGCATTAATCATTTCCTCAACCCAAGGTAGAGGATTCTTCTTAACTTTGAAGATCCCTTTCATACCCAAGGAGATCAAGCGGCGATCGGCAATATAACGAATATACTGTTTAACTTCATCTGATGTCAAATTCCGCATATCCTGTCCAGCAAAAGATAGATCAATAAACTTATCTTCAAGCTCAACCATTTTCTCTGCAATTGTATATATCTTTCTTTTAAGTTCATCATTCCAGATCTCTGGATTTTCTTTGATAAACTCTTTGAATAGCTTGATCATGTTCTCAGCATGCATCGTCTCATCAACGATAGACCAAGTAACAATCTGTCCCATACCTTTCATGAGACCATGACGAGGGAAATTCAAGAGCATAATGAATGATGAGAACAACTGCATACCTTCAGTGAATGCTGAGAACACAGCAATATGCATAGCAGTTGACTCTAGCGTACCATTACCAGAAGAGATTTCTAGCACATAATCATGCTTATCTTTCATCTCTTGATACTCAAGAAACTCATTATAAGTCGACTCTGGCATACCAAGAGTTTCAATCAAGTGACTATACGCTGCAATGTGTAGAGCCTCACGAGCTGCGAAGCCCATCAACATCATCCGAACTTCAGGTTGCGGAAAGTGTGGTAGGTAGTTATTAACATAACCACCTGCTACATCGATATCACCTTGCGTAAAGAATCTAAAGATATTTGTAAGGTATTGCTTTTCCTCAGCAGTTAGCTTCTTTTTCCAGTCTTTGACGTCTTCCATCATTGGAACTTCTGTGTGTAGCCAATGCGCCTGTTCATGTTTTAGCCAAGCATCATAAGCCCACGGATAGTTGAATGGCTTGAAATATGTTCGTTGGTCTGTTAATCTACTTTGTGTTTTCTTAATCATTTTATCCTTTTACCAGTGGCGCCAGACACCCACAATAATGTGAATGCATGTTATCATTTCTACTGCTCGCATAATCCAATACTGCATGGATCATCCTTCGCAAGCCATACAACCACCATCGTCGCTGGCGAGAGCATGAAGATCAATCTCTTTGATCACTTCTCGCTCAATACGCTTTGAAACTTTATCAGCCTTAGCAATCTTATCAGAACGACAGTAGTACATAGTTTTAAGTTTCAGTTTCCATGCCATAAAGTGAACAGCATGAATATACTTAATATGACTATCAGGACGGAAGAACACATTCAATGACTGAGCTTGATCAATATATTCTTGACGATCGGCAGCATGTTGAATAACCCAACGCTGGTCAATTTCCATCGAAGTTTTAAATACATCTTTCGTCCATTGGTCCATCCATTCAAGGTGTTGAACAGAACCATCATTGGCAATGATAGAAGACCATACAGTATCAGCCCAATTATCCTTGTGGTGTTTATCTTCTTCCTGAATCAGTTTATCTAGGTATCTATTCTTATTCAGGTGAGAACCCGATAAAGTGTCTTGGCGATAACAGTTTGCTCTATACGGCTCAATTGATGGTGATGTATTACCCATAAGGATACTACTTGAGGCATTTGGTGCGATGTCACATATATGGCTGAATCTGTTACCAACTCCATCATGCGCTTTCTTTATTGTTTTGACTTTCATAGTTTTCTCCAATTTTGTATCCAACAACCCATTCTGTTCCAGGTTGTGTTTTAGACATAGTCCGTATAGATCCGTTATTCCACCATTTCATACCAAGACGCTTTTCTCTAACCTTATCTTTCACTTCTTGTCTTTTAGATGGATTTTCTTCACTATACTTAGTTTTTCGTTCTTCAGTCCACTGTTTCTTAACAATTTCTTTATGGGATGTCTTATTCATCTCGTCATTAAAGAATTGTTTAGTTCTATCCGATGCTTTCTTTCTATTATGTTGATCTTTCCAGTATTCGATCTTATGTTTTCTTATAGTTTGTTTAGCATGTTCGGAAAACATAGGATTGTTATCTCTCATCATTTCAGACTGCTGCATATTCGCTTCATAAGTCTTAATAAAACATTTAGAGAAATTACGATTCAAAAATAGTTTCTCGAATTCTGATCTACCTAATACTCGATAATGAAAAGATAGGTATCTGTTCTCTAGTTCTAACAACTTATCAACATTATCATAGTGTTTTATTTTATCAACTCTAAATCCAGATAACCCATCTTTTTCTATAAGGATGTGCACCAGTTTTGATGATGTTTTGTATCCAGTTTCGGATAGAAATTTAGTAGAATCGCAGTGTTTTGAAAACGAAACGCCAACATAAATCATCCCAGTTGTTAGGTGAGTGATTTTATAAAAATATGGTTTGTTCATTGATATCTCCAAGTAGATAAAGGCGGACTAGTCATTCTTGGTATGACAGGGGAGCTACCCTTTTCGTCCTAAACCTATTTAGCGATTTTAGATTTTCAGATCATCTCCTTCAAGGACGGCACAAGCACGAATAGACATTTCTTCACCACCTCGGACAACAGTAACAAAATCAGAAGACTTAATGCTAATGGAATTGCCAGAATCATCTTGGAAAAGAATTTCACTTTGTGCATCAGGAGCTTCGCCCCGCTCAGATCCCAATTCTGTATTCGCTGCATCTAACTGTTTCCTAATATTAGCAAAGATGTTTTTGTTTCTACCAACTGCCTGAGGAGATTCCCAAGGAAGATTATTCTTTTGTAGATATGCGTGCCAACCTAGAGCACCAATACCAATAGAACGTTCTCTCTTAGCAGAATAAATTGCTCGCTTGATAGTCTTCGGAGCATGATCAATGAAATACTGAAGAACATTATCCAACATTTCAGCTACGTCTTTGAGGAATAACTTATCGTCTTTCCAGTCATCATAGTGTTCAAGATTCAATGACGACAAACAACAAACAGCAGTGCGCTTCTCATTAGTTGGAAGAATGATCTCAGAGCAAAGATTCGACTGATTGACGCGTAGACCCTTATCCTTCAGCCAGTGTGGAAGTTTACGATTAGACTCATCAATAAAGTGAAGGTATGGTTCGCCAGTTTGCATACGCATTTCAAGAATACGCTGCCAGAGTTCCTTGGCAGAAACAGTCTCACGAATAATCTTTGATGCTGGATCAACTAAATCCCACGAGTCATCTGCTTCTGGATCTAGCATGCAGTTCTCAATAATCTTCATAAATGCATCAGGAATATTAATACCATGATGCATATTTAGAGTACGCATATTCTGGTCGCCAGTTGGCTTACGCATCTCTAAGAAGTTGATAATGTCTGGGTGGTCGATGCTAAGATAAGCAGCATAACTTCCACGACGAGTACGCCCCTGGCGATATGCAAGTGATGAAGCATCATACATCTTGAGGTGAGGCATAACTCCAGTAGACTTATCATCAGCTGAACGAATACCAAAACCGATACCAACACCACCCCCAAGCATACTGAGCCAATTTGTTTCAGATAGGTTATCAACTAGACCCTCCGCAGAATCTTCAATATAATTAAGGAAACATGATATAGGCATGCCACGTTTAGAGCGACCAAAAGAAAGAATGGGAGTAGAATAAGACAGCCAATGTTTGCTGCTGTATTCATATAGCCGTTGTGAATGTTCTTCATTTGACCCAAAGGTTTTAGAAACAAAAGCAAACCTCTCTTGTGGGCTTACCTCATCATCTGTCATATAACTTTCTTTTAATCGTAGCTTGCCCAAAATATCAAACAAATTATCGCGGGAATAGTCAACCCGAATGCCATGAACAACGTCCATATATTACCTTTATTATTCTTTGTTAGCAAATTCAGATGCCATTGGAAATACTTCGGAAATAACCTTGGCACATTCTTGGGCAACTTGCATATGTTCTTTTTGAGTTCCATTGGAACTTCGTAATGAAATAAAGTGAATCCAGCTGCGCAATGTACCATTCATGTACAGGCGACTTACAGTATTCCCTTCGGGTAGAATCGCTCGGGCTTGTTCCTTGGCGATTCCTCTATCTAGTGCTTGAGTATATGTTTCTTTTACATACTCAATCAAAAATTTCTGTTTAGCATCCCACCATGCTTGGAGTTCTGCGTCATTTGATTCAATACTATTTTGACGATTTTTAGTGTCTTGTAATCGAGCTTCACGAAGAACAAAATCAAGATCTTTAGTTGGATCAGCATAACGTTGACTAAATTCTTGGAATGAGAATGATCGATGACGAAGCATTTGTCGAGCAATATCTCGAGTAGTTGTAACTTCTAGACAGACGCTTACCATTTCCAGAGGAGACCAATGCTGATGTTTAATTAGATAACGGATTAACTTCTCCGTAGTTTCTGTATTAAATTGATTACTAGGATTACTGACACGAGCACAAAAGCCAATCAACTCTTGAACATCCAAAAGCCCCTCATCATACATTTGACGGGATGGCTTGCTATAACTAATTAACTTCACGTTCATTTATATGTCTTTCAATTATGTTTTATTCCAAACGGAAAATTTCAATTTCGCTTGAATACCTGAAAAGGTATTCGTATTTATGTTGTCAAAAATATCATCGATACTCTTGCCAGCAAGAATCATTTCATTAATATCTTTCTCTTCAACTGAGTCTGGAAACATACAAACGCTATATCCAGCATCAATATACTTTGCCATCTGTTTAACGATGTCTTTATTTCGCGGTTCGTTATCCATTACAATTGTTGCATTAGTGAGTAACTGCCTAATAGTAGGGGTATCAAAACTTGCTCCTGACACAGCAATTGCATTCGGTAGAAAGAGAGAGTCAATTGGTCCCTCCACAACATAAATTCTTCGAGAAAAGTCCAATCTATCCAAACCATAAATCTTCTCCTGTGTTTCGTCAACTTTAATAGTATAATACTTAGGTTGCTCATCTCCATACGCTCGACCTTGATATGCAAAACATTTCCCAGCGTTTGTAAAGAATGGGATTATCATACGAGGATGTTCATCTTTAATCGGCTCTTGGAACTTCGCAGAAACACTATTCGTATACTTTTTAAATCTTGGAGCGAAATACAAAAGATCCCACTTATCTCGAGGGATCTTTCTATTAATTACATAGGATACTGCGGGATGAGTTATCGGCAACTGATCTAGGCGTGTGAGACTACTTAGAATATCGTCTTCTAATAGTTCTACTTTTTTAACTTTGGGGAGTAAAGGAGCTACGTCCTTGTGAGCATTGTGTTTCGTGGCGCCAGATGTATAGCGTTCCAAAACATATTCATCATAAAGAGATGGGTCTACATACTTGATAAAGTTACCAAGATTTGTACTATATTGACAGTTGTGACATTTAACGAATAAGTCAGCTTTCATCTTGTAGATGAAACCACGAGCTTTCAATTTATGGCTAGAACTATCCCCACATACGGGACACGAATAATTCCAGAGATAATCTTTTTTTTGTTTAAAATTTCGTAGGCGACTGCCCAAGATATTTGCAAATTTTAAATCAATGTATAACATAATGTAACCCCACTAGAGCATTGATTATACCCTAGTTCATGATAAAAAGCAAATCTTATTTTATAAGTTTTGTCAAAAACTCCATGTGCCCCATAATGTAGCCGACGGAGATAGCACCACCGACTATCATCCAGCGCCAGTTCTCCAACACATCTACTCTACGCTTAATACTCTCCATATCGAGCTTATTTTCGTTTTTAATTGCATTTCTCTGAGCCGTTGCATCTTTAGCAGATTCTTCAAGTTTATCATCTAATGTATGTTGTAAATTTGAAATTTTATCCACAATTTCTCTATTCCCTGTTGTGATACGTGAGTGCAGATCTTTGATATCGGCTTTGACGTCTGCTACGTCGTCTTTAATGCCTTCTACTTGTGTTTCCAATTTGGCTATTCTCTCTGGATTTAGGGAGCTCATAGAATCTTTACTTAAATTAACTGTATTTAATGTTGGCATATTAAGATCATTCAGTATAGAGTTTCTGCTGCAGTCTAACCCATTCTTGGAGAGATTTTAACTGTTCGCTTACTTTATAGTAGGCTGTATAATTTTCAATGACGGTTGTTGCAACACCAGAGAGTTTAATTTCAGAGGCTCCTGCATCAAAACCTCTGGTGGTGTCGGGAATTTCATTTTGACTGGCACTGTTGTGGAGCAAGACGAAACCATTAGGGATAACACACTTAGTGTCATCAACTTTTGTAATATAGATAGGCACTTCTTTAACAATTTCATCACCTTTTTGTTTTATAGTTTCAACCCGTGTAATATATTTAGTTAAAACTTTAGTTGATATTTCAGCTGAAATTGTAGCCTTTTGTGCCATCTCCAATTTAACTGCAGCTACCTTAGCTTCCCACTTCTCTTGACTAGAGATACCACCTTCCATATACACACCGAACACCAATACAATAATTGAAACTATTTGTATTGGTAAAGTATATTGAGATATGAATGGAATAAATTTAAAAACTAGGGATGCAATTACTCCAGCGATGCCAAACAGAACTGCTAAGTGAAAAATCCAAAAGGGTAACCAGTCAAGTATCCACATAATTATGCAGCTTTAACAGGAGTGGCTCTACGAGCCATCTGTTTATATTTTTTAATGTTTTTGTTTAATGGAGCAGGAACGTTAGTGGAAACTTTATCTCCAGTTACATTCGCTGGAGCTGTTGCTACGGCACCACCATCATCTTCTAAAATTGGGTTCTCTAGGAATCGTGTTACAAGAATTTCTTCTTCCACTAGAGATACGCCACTATTTACTTTATCTAAAATGCGAAGGTATTTCTCTTCCATGAGAGATGTAGTTCTATCACCACTCTCATAATATTCTTTAACTAAGAATAGTGCCGCAATAATACTTTTAAGTTTAGAGTCACCACCTGGAAGTTTAGCAAGAATTTTCTTCATATTAAATACAAGACGATTTAAATATGTATATGCCTCGCGTTCTTCAGAAGTTTTTAATGCACTAGTTTTGCGAAGGTTATTACCCTTAGCATCAATGATACCCAACTTAAACGCTTTAGAATCAATGAAGGGTGTGACCAACATCGATAAAATACGATATGCTATCAGGTTGTCTACTAGTCTACTCATATCTTCCTTAATACAGAAATAATTGCTTCATCTAATTTAATATTAGACAATTTAATTCCAAACTCTGGCATCTCTTCTGGCATCCTATTAAGGAAAACCAAGAAAGTAATTAACTGTGGCCAGAGATCTTCTTCGAGTTTATGAAATAACATCTTAGTAGCACCGTCACCGAAGACGTTGTGCAGAACAATGATGTGATTTATAATTAAACGATCTTTTAATTCTCCAGTATTCTTAAATCGATATATCAACTTTTTCAAGTAGATAAACTTTTTAATATCATCTTCGAATTCATTCAGACTATAACATTGAGGGTTGTCATAGTGGTGCATGGCAAAAACTAAGAAATTAGACTCATTCAACTTTTCATGCATCATTATACGAAGTTTCCATTATAATACGTGTGGTAAAAAAGATGGGGAAAATCCCCATCTCTCTTATTTATTACGCGTCAGCAACTACTGCATCATCGGCTGCGTCGCCCATTACTGCAACAGTTTCTGTAGATGACATTGCAACAAGGATTTCAGTCTTGTTACGAACATGCCCTTGAGCATCTGTATACGTATGCGTCTGAACCCAACCTGGTGATTTAATACCTTTAGCTCGATTTGATGCCACTGCAGCTTCAGTTGTATTCACACCGAACGTAGTATCTTTATCAGAAACTGTTTGACCGTTACGTAGTGGTTGTTTGTTTAAGTACTTTGGCTTATCGCCAGCTGTATCAGTTTTTCCCCATAGTGCCATTTTATTCTCCTTGATTATCTGTTGTTATTTGGCAAATGTAATTTATGCCCTGTATACTCTGCACCTGCATATTCAGTCTTCGCAATGGCACCCTTTTGACGGGCACCTGAAGTTGATCCTGCTGGACGACCACGACCGCGTTTTTCTGTAGTTTCAGGCTTAGAAGTTTCTTTCTCCGCCTTGTCATAATCGCGCGTATGTTTTACACCAGTACCAGTACCAGTTGTAGTTCCATGAGTAGATGCAGAAGTTGATCCTTTGGCGCGATCGAGTTCAGCCTGTCCATCACCGAATTTCTTTTTGTACTCTGGAGTACCTGGCCATAGAGCTTCATCTAGACCGATCATAAAGTCTTTGTATGATTTCATAGTAGTTTCCAACTTAGACTCATTAGTCGACTTTGATTTATATTGAATCTCATCATGGTCATTGCTGCCATGATTAATACTCACTCGAGGAGCCTTTCCACCGAGGTGGATCACACGAGCAGTTCCTTTAGACCAAACATGTTGTGTGTTACCATATGCTTTATTCGTTTTATAGTTATATCCATGGTCTGTTAAATGTTTATGTAAACTTTCGGGTCTTTTAACAGAACTCAAATCTTTAGCAAAATGACTAGAAGCCTTCACACCACCACCTTTAGATTCTATATTACCAACACCATGTTTCTTCAATTCATTCGGGTGCAATTCTGGATGAGTGTCATTATTCTCATCTAATGATTTATATTGAATCTCATCATGGTCATCGTCTAGACCGATCACAAAGCCTTTGTATGATTTCATAGTAGTTTCCAATTCTCCGTTTTCAAATTGTTCTTTTGTTAATTGTTCGCTCAAGTGTTTAGACACTGCAAATTTATGAGTCTCTCCGCCGCCGATGCGACCACCTTTATTGGCTTGCATAGTGACAGAATGTGTAGTACGATCTTTGACTATACCAGAAACTTTATCACCAGTCTTTGGATGATAATAATCAGTTTCATGACCCTTAGTCATCCATTTAGCCATATCTGGATGCATTTTGCCTTGCTGTGCAAACTCGCGGTGATTAGTACCTTCAGTAACTACTTCTTCATTCGTTTTCTTTTTGACACCATCTAATTCACGAGTGGCGTGCACTTCAACACTATCATTCTTATCAGCCCAGTCGCTCAGATGCTCATGACTCTTGAATGTTTTTCTCCAAGCAGTTCCTTTCATACCACGAATGCCATGGGCTTCAATAGTATGATTAGCTGCGGCTTCAGCCAATTCAAATTCAAGTTCTTCTTTC